ATGTATTGAATAAGGGCAAGAAGCTCACCGCGATATGGAAAACTATCAAGGTTCCGCTTAACCCGCCCACTATTGCTCGTAACACATTCAGCAACGCGATACTGATCCATCTTTCGGGAGTACCGTTCTATCGCGTAATACCGAGGATGGTGGAAGCTGCTAGAGAGATCGTTGCTTATGGCAATAAAGACTTTGAAAACTCGCGCCACTATCAAGAACTATTGAAGCGAGGCGTAAAGCAGTCTTCGTTTACAGAGCAGGAATTAATTGGAATCCAAGATGACATGATGGACTTCTTGAAGTCTGTTGATGCCAAAGATATTGGTATGTTGGGATGGTTGAAGCTTAACACTTGGGGCCGACTGTCTACAGCTGCAAGTAATATGTATCAAGGGCTAGAGGTTGTAGGCAAGACCGCCATAGCCATTGATGTCATGGAGCGCCAAGGCGGCACTGCCGATGATGCATTTCTAAAAGCACAGGAATACTTGTTTGACTATGGTGATGTACCCCAGCTTGTAAGGGCTGCTCGACAAAGTCCTTTCGGAATACCGTTCCTTACATTCCAATACAAGGTATTACCTATTCTCGCAAAGACTGCGCTACGCAACCCAGCCAGATTCGCTCCGTATGTGGCGCTGAGCTATGCGCTTCCGGCTGCGTTTATGTCGCTATTCGATATAGACGATGATGACTATGAAGACATTAAGAACTCCATGCCTGATTACATAAGAGGCAACCCCGGCCTAGTGCCATTGCCTAGTAGAGATGATAACGGGCGACTGCAATTCCTAGACACGAGCTATCTGTATCCTTGGGGTAGCTTGATTGGTTTGAGTGATGCAGCGATGCGCACAGGAAAGCAAATCGCTGGTGTCAAAAACCCAGTAGAGCCGGGATTTGATCCAAAGGATATGTTGACAACTGTGGGTATGTTCGGAGGCCCAGCATGGTCGGTGTTTGGCGCGGCATTAAATCTCGACCCGTTTACACAGCGTCCGATTGTTAACCCGGATGATCCTTTCTATATATCCGGCGCCATTGAAAGACCATTCTATAGAAGGGGTCAGTTGACTGA